TTCAAATGTACTACGTCCCATAATGGACTCCTTATGCAAAAGTTACTATCCCGATCATTGCATTGTCTGCTGGGGCAGTGGTGGAATAGTTAATCACCCAGTATCTAAATCATACAACAAATAAAACAAAAAGAGGGGGTTTTTTATGCCCCCTCTGCACTACTTAGTAAGAACCATATACACCTAATGGATCAGAAACGCCGAAGCTATAACGCTCACGGGATTTGTAACGTACGTTACCAGTGTCAAAGTCACCGTCCATGCTATTTTGCAATGGAATACGAACAAAGTGTTTCAAGCCATTTGGTACATCGGTTGTCAAGAACCATGCATTGGTTGCGGTCAAGAAGTGGTTAATTGTGTAACCTTCTGGAACAGAACCGTTGTTCTTAATAGCGTTGATATCGTTGTTGTTTGTACCAACACGGAGTTCTGTGTCGAGCAAACGGGTAGCAACGAATTGCAATGCTGGTGGAACTATAAGTTTCTTAGGACGAGCAGCGATCAACAGACCACGTTCATCAGTCCAAGCTGCAATCTGGATAACAGCGTTTTCCAACGCAGTTTCGTTCAAGTCAGCAGGGGTAGATGGAGTGTTGGCGTTAGTACCACCAGAAATCAAAGGATGCGCTGTAGAGAACAAAGGCTGTCCGTCACCATAGGTAACTTGACTATTAAAGCCGTTATTCAATACCGCAGCAGCTTTAACCTGCTTGGTATAAGCCATAGCACGAGCTAGACCCTTGGTATAACGAGCCGATAAGCTGTCATACAAGTTATCCTCAATAGCCTCTTCGGTAAGAGAGAAGCCAAGAGCAATAGTCTCGTGGTTGTAGCGAGCTGTCCATGCTTCTTGTGCATTGTCATACGCGATGGCTTGGCCTTCGTTTTTGACTGGTGCAGCTGAGAAGCCTGACAGTTTTGTTTCTTCTTCGAATGAACGCTCAGAGGTCTCTGTTTCGTAGATCTCTTTGTGTTCTTCACCATAGCGTGCATACTCAAGTCCAAACAAAGCGTTTAAACCTGGGAGCAGCTCTTTTAACAGTTGTGCGCGTGAAATAGCCATTTAAAAGCTCCTTAATTAAACGCCAGTGGCATTGAAATAGCTGTGGAAACCAAAGTTCCAGCCAACAATCACTTCTGGATAACCAGTAAATGAGAATTGTGTAGCAGTGGACTGAGCGGTTGTAACAGCTTGGTTAATAGTAACAGCGGTACCGTTAACAGCAGTAACCCAAGTGTTAGAACCAGAGTTAATACCAGGGCCAGAAACTAACATACCTGGGTAAATACCAGAGTTAGTTGCGGACAAGGTAATAGTTGTTGACGAGCTAGTAGCGTTTTGAGCTACTGTAACAGCTGTATCAGGAACCAATTGAACGATACGGAATGGTGCGCCACTAGTAATAGGAGCAACTGCTGAAGAAGATGACTGTGAATAAGCAGTAGTAGCTAAAGCCACGCCAGCTGTAGAGTCACCAGTAGTAGTTGAACCACCTACACCAGAGTAGAACACGTTAGCGCCAACAAATGCTGGGCTTGCATAGATAACTGTTTGGCTTTGTGCAGAACCGCCTTGAACAACAGCAGTACGGAACAATGCTTGAGGATCATCTACAACATAACCAATTGCATCAGGAGCGCTTGTAGAAGCATTCCAATATTGGTAACGGTTTTTACCGTAGATTGGACCACCAGTAGTTGAATATTCGCAACCAACAAACACACCGATTGTGCCAGCAACAGCAGAAGTAGTGTTATATGCTAATGTAGAAGTAATCAAGTTACCAATGTTAGCGCCAGAAGCGCCGAGCTGAACAACGTCACCGTTGTACAGGCTTGTGCCGTAACCGTTAACGATTGGTACCATTCTAGTAGAACCAGAATATACGCGACCGCCAATGAGGTTAACAGGCTTTAGACCGTAAGGGGCCGAAACTGTAGGATAAGCCATGTAAATCTCCTAAATTATTGAGAACCTTTACCAAAGGTCACACTAGACTTCCGTTCCATAAAGATTGGCATTCTAGAATCACTTTGGCGCATTAAATTATTATCTACAGCTTCTGTCTGAGCTTGTGTTTGATTAGCTTCGTAGTCCATACGTTGCTTCACAAGTTCTTCTGGAATCTTGCAGAGTAATAACCCGCCGATCTCGATATTGTCTTTATATTGACCTTCACGAGCGGCTAACAGTTTGTATTTTGGTTGTTCGTCTACATGCACTGGCTCCCAACCCTCACGAAATTTCGCAGAAATGTTCCGAGGATCAGCAGCATTTAACATTGATACACGAATCCAGCGATAGGCAAAACCAGCTTGTTTATCAGGCTCAGGTAAAAGTTCAGGTGGCATCCACTGCTTAGGACGCTCTGTAATTTCACGGTTTTCCATCTCACGTTGTAATCTATTTGTTGCCATTATTAGGCCTCCAATTTGCTAAGTTCACGGGCGTATTGCTCTGGGGATAGACCAAGTTTTTTGGACAAGGCTACCTGCGTCTTTGTAAGTACCACTCTTTTAGAAGAAGTGCTTCTCTTCGCGGGAGCTACGACCGTACTCATTTTCGTACGCTGAGGTTTATCGTCCTCATCGTTTCTTGATGCAGCGTCAAATTCTTCTGGGAAGCGACGTTTTACTTCATTGTCAATAGACTTATAGTACTCATTGGTACCAATAAAGCCCATGCCATATTTCTCTGCAAGTTCTTCGTGAACGCCTTCAGCATATTTGCGCATTGACCGTTTTGTCGGGTCTACAAACCACTGATTCCGTGACACCCACTCTGCAACTTTAGGATCCATCTGGGGTTGCTGCGGTTGTGCAACAGCCCTTTGTGGTATTTGTACATTATTTTGAAAATTTTGTATAGTATTTTTAGATTTTTTTGCTTTATCAAGTTTGATCTGAGCTTTAGTTAGCTTTTCTTGAGCATCTAATAACTTATCAGAGTCACCAGAGTCATAAGCATCCTTATATTCCTTTTTAGCTTTTTCTAACTCAGCTTTTGCTGCATCTTTAGACGCAGTATTTAACTCTTTTTCACCTGATTGCAACTGTTTTTTGAGTCGTTTATTCTCATCTAGGATTGCTTGCGCCGCCGCTAAAGCTTCTTGTTGCTCGCGCAACGCTGCTTCTTTAGCACGTCTTTCTTCATGCCAAGCCTTTTTATACTGAGAAAACTTGTCTTTTACATTCTTAGAATACTCTTCAGACTCGTCTAGATTCTCCAATTGCGCCTTAGCTTCTGGCTCAAGTGGCTTTCTATTACGATCTTCTTTAGGAGTATCGTCAACTATCTCTATACTAATATCATCATTATCATCAGTATCTTGATTAGTATCTACGGGTTTACCCTGATCTTCTATTTCATCAGGAAATTTAAATTCGTCTGGCATTTATAGCTCCTTAAATGAATTTGCGAGTAATCCCACGAGGATCTTGGACTACAGCCTCTACGGAATCATCATTAATAATGCGAAACTCACGACCGTGAATTACAAGGCGTGTACCTGCATTCGGCCTTGTCAACACAAAGTCGCCCTCTTGGCAATAAGGTCCAGTTGGAAAGCGCTCTGGGTCTTTGTAGCAATCTGGTCCCATTTTGACTACAAATAGCACTGTAGTTAGGAGTTCATCATGCCGACGAGTTTCATCTGATTTAAGGATGCCACTATCAAAAGCCTCTTCTGCTTCTGGGATTGCACACAAAATGCGATAACCCTTTGGTTCTGGAAGCTGTTTGGCTTTATCTTCAGCTTCTTTCATTACCGCTCGTAAGTCAATTGCTTGACTCAAATCTACTACCGTTTGGTCACTCATCGGAGTTCTCCATCGTTTTATTAAGGTCCGTTATAAAGTTTCGTGCGGTAAAGAGACCTCTCACTTCTCCGCATACTTTCTTGTACTCTTCAATTGTTTTGCAGTTGTCGTCTGCTAGACTTTCTTGGAGTTGCAAAATTCTTTCATCTAACTGTCGTGTTATATGAGCCAACGCTTGGCTTGCGTCCATTATTTACCTTTCGTTTCCTTTTTAATTTCTTTAGTTCGCGCTTGGGTTTCAGCTTGTTTTGCGGCTAACTCCCTTTGCACATCCGTCTGCATTGTTGCTACTTCTTTTTGATGCTGATGTTGTTCACGTTGTTTACCTAGATCAATAGCCATGCGAGCACCTTCAGTTTCCTGTTGGTTCTTCTCTTTATGCTTAGCTAATGATGCTTGGATAGCCATCTTTGCTCCTTCAGTTTCCTGCTGCTTAGCAATACGTTCGCGTTCAAGTTGAATCTGCGCCAACTTAAGCTGGAAGTCGTCTTGGTCTTTTTTAGCTTTGCGTTGCTGCTCTTGAGCTTTGATCTGTAACTCTTGTTGTTGTAACTGGATGATTGGATCTTGAGCTTGTTGTTGTGCTTGCTGTTGTTGAGCTTCCTGTTGATGCTGTTGCAACATCTGTGTTGCCGCTTGCGCTGCCATTTGAGAAATCTGCTCTTCCATTTGCGGAGACATATTTGGCTCCTTATCATCTGGGTCTTGTGGAACTGCGGGCAATAGCGTACCCATCCGTTGCTCCATCTGTTTGCGGTACTCCATTCCCAAGTGCTCAGCTACGTGAGCAGACAACTCGGCTTGAATCTGTTGAGCTAGTTGTGGGTTTTGTTGTATCAACATTTGGATATGTGGATCTTGCGCCATACTCATATGCACCGTGATATGAGATTGGTGATCTTGCGCCAAGAATGCTTTGACAGGTTTATTCATCAAAATATTCTGGTTCTCAGAAACTGGATCACGAGGCTTCATATCGTCAGGCATCGGTACTAGCTTCTGATAATTTTTGATTCCCAACACGTCTAACATTTGACGATGCAGAAGTGGAAGATCATAGAGCTGCGGTGCGGTTTGAGCGAGTTGTAGAGCTGCTTGATACTGCACGACTTTTTGCGCCATAGTAGCCGCGTTGGGATCGGACACAGGAATTACAGTGACCATGTCATAGTCAGACTGTTTAGCCATACGATCACCTTCAACTGGATCGTAGCTGTAATCTTCTGGTGTGTAATCTCTGATGATGTCTTTAAGAAGCCCAAACTCTTGCTTCATTGCGTAGTGAATACGAGCTTGTATCGCACTCATTGACTTCAATGTTCTTTCTAGAATTGCTAGTGTTGTTCCAACTGGCGCATTAGCGCTCATGTCAGATGCTTGAATCTCTGCAGACCCAGCAAACTTACGACCCTCTTCTACAATAGTTCCTAACAAACTATATAAAACTTGGCTTGGTTCTTTGTATGGAAGTGGTAACAAGTTGTCACGCATTGTCCCTGCTGGAACATCTACGTCACGCCATTCACCTGGAGCTATTGGTGTGTCATCGCCTTTGACTCGCATCCCACGGGCCTTAAAGCCGCCTGGCAGATTTGATAGTGTCCCTGCATCAACCAATTGCCTGATAAGAGAAGTACCAGACTTAGCAAAAGCGCCGATAAGGTGGATAAGGCCAAAAGCATAAAAACCAAAGCCTGGAATGTATGGATAATGGACGAAATGGTTTCTCTTATGGTGTTTCTCATCTTCTGGTCTCCAGTTGCGACGAATCGCTAAGATAGTATTAGTACCCTTCTCGATTGTGACTACATAAGGTAGACCAATGCCAGTGGGTTCACCGTCTTCATCTGTATGCTCAAACCCTTCAAGGTCAAGCTCCACATGCATCTCTAATAATTTGTAACGATCATCTGTAGTTGCCCTAAAGCCAAGCTTCTCAGCAATCTTTTTCTCAATCTCGTCCATTACTTGAACTGGCTCACCCAAGTCTACGTCTCGGTAGAAACCTTCATGCTGGAGGCGACGCACATCGTTCTCTGTTTTGCGCATCACATGCGTGACACGCTCAGCTGACTCTAAGCTAGAAGCTCCATAGGGGACGACCACATCTTCTGCTGGGACATACATGGATACTTGACGATCTAATGATGGGTCAAAGTAAACTTTCTTAAACGCATTACCTGCTAAGCCTAAGCCCCACAGCATGCGCTCATGCTCGGGTCTAAACTCTTTCATCACGTCCATCAACTGATAGTTCATATCGTCTTGAACACGTTCAGCTGCAGCTTTTTTCTCTGGGGTTTCTTTGCCAATGATCTGAGTCTTTACTGGACCAGCTGCTGGAATCGTTTCCATCATGGTCTCAGCTTGGAATTTAACTACTGCTTCAGAGAGGAGTGGATGGTACACGCCACAGGCGCCTTCCCAAGGTTCAGCACGCTCTTCAATTTTAAGGCCCAGAAGTTCTAGACCATCCACATAAGTTTGTATCCAATCTTTTCTAGAGGCTATGTCATTATCAAAATCAGCAGTTAAGTCGCTAGCTAATGTAGCTAATAATCTGTCATCTAAAACTTCAGCAAGGTTATCATCAAAGCCATCTGGCTCTTCATCTTTCTCCATACGCATGATTGGCTGACCATCAATCCCAATCTCAACAGTCTCTGGATCTTCAATAGATATTTCTAATTCTGGCTCGTCACTTTCCTCGCCAAGTTGATCTATTCCTTGAGGGGCTGCGTAAAGTGCCTTATCTATTGCCATAATTTATCCTTAATAATACGCTGCTTTTTTGCGGTATTTGTAAAGCATGTCGTCTTCTGGTTCATCATTGGGTAGACGAATGAATCCACCTTGCCTGAATCTTAACAGAGCTAATGTTGTAGAGTCTACCAAGTCATCGTTCAATCCGCTAGGAAAATCATTACATTCCTCAATCACATCTTTTGCCCAGCGGTGCGACGGCGCCCAAACAACCCCTCCCGAAAAGAGATCTGATATAGCGTTAACACGCGCAATCTTATCTTGCCCCTTGCCAGGCGTGAACTCACCGACTGGGATCCCCATACGCCTAAGTTCTTGATAGAGCGCCGCACCGTTTGATTTCTTCTCGACCATAAACGCATCTGGTTCCCAAGCTTTATACTCTTCGAGTACAAGCTTCTTGAGTTCTGGAAACTCCAGCCTCTTTTTAATGGCGTTGAGAAGGATGATGTTGTAATTGTTAACCTCCTCATTGAAAAACACACCCCAGGTCGTAAGCGCGTTATAGTCTGCACGGTTATTTGCCTCCTGAGCCGCGTCTAGCGACATGATAATAAACTCACACTCTGGCGGCGTATCTTTTTCCCAGATGTTCCACCACTCCCGTTTGATCAGCGCACCCTCTTCTGATACTGGGTTTTGCATGTACTGGGCATTCCAATACCTAATATCTAGGGCGGCTTTCTTAGATAGCAGCTCCTCCACAGGCCAAAACTCGGGCCACAGGCTTTCGCCGTCATCTTTAATTGCAGGAAACTGAATCACTTCCCACTTATCTACGTCATCATTTGCTTCTTGTTGCTTCTCTATCTGTCCTGTTAAGTCAAGTTTTGACCAGCGGGTCATTACGATAACAATTGCACCACCAGGCATAAGACGCTGGAGAGGACCAGACTGGAACCACTCCCACGCAGGCAAAAATACATCGGGTCTTCCAGTCTTAGCATCCTGCTCGGAGTGCGGGTCGTCAATAATAAACAAGTCAGCCCCGCGACCAGCAAGGGCGCCACCGACACCGATTGCAAAATATTCACCATTAAAGTTTGTTCCCCATCGTGATGCTGATTTACTGTCAGCTTGCAGTTCTACTTGCGGAAATATCTCTTTATAGTCGTCTGAACCGACAAGGTTTCTAACGCGACGACCAAAGTTAACCGCCAAATCTGCTGTGTGAGACGCCATGATAATCTTCTTCTGGGGGTATTTTCCCAGGAACCAGGCGGGAGCAAGGTAGGATATGAGTTCAGACTTACCGTGTCGTGGAGCAATATTAACAATGACTCGTTTTTTCTTACCGTTAGCAATATCTTCAAAAATTTGAGCCAGTTTGAGATGATGTTGCCCGACCATATAGCCTGGGTATACGTGTTTAACAAAGTCCAAAAAGGATACTTTTCCTCGCTCTTGGGTGAGAAATTCATCGTATTTTTCAATTAAATCCTTGGCTTTTCGCTTAACATCAAGGGGTGTTTTTGGGTTTTCTGCCAATAAACGCAGTTTAAATAGCTGTTCTTGGGACAATTTACTAGTCATTTTTGTCTTTATTGACTATGTTTTTGGCTTCTACATCTATATATTTACCCTCAACCTCATCCAAAAGTGACAATAATTCACTCTCAACCTCTTCTTTTGTCTGGATTTTGACAGTAACTTCGGTTCTTTTCTTAAATGCATCGACCCCATCTATCTCTCCAAGCGCTCTTAGAGCTGCAATCTTGGTTTTTACATCCTTAGATGCTTCAACCGAATGCAATAGATGGTTAACTACATAAGTTTTTAGTTCAGATAGTTCATCCACAATAGAAACATTCATCTGGGCAACCATGCCAGCTAGCATGGCTAGTGTTTCATTGGGGTATTCATTAAATTTTGGGCGAAACTTGGGGTCAGATGCCATTTGCACAGCTAAAGACTTAGCTTGCTCGACATTTTCTTGCGTCGGAGCGATAGGCTGCCCTGTTAAATCGGACATTAGCTTTACTACATTAGCCCGCATGTTTAGCTCTTCTTGTGGCGTGAGAGCAGGAAATGCTTCTTGGGCATTTTTTGGCAGAGGAACGTTCTGCTCAATGTCTGGAATGTACGTGTCCATGCGCAGAGTGTATCTTAATTGTTAAGTATGTGTAAAGATTATTTTTACTCACTAACTATTAACTTAAAAAAGGGGACTATTAACTTAAGTCCCCAAAACACCCTCACGTGTTTATAAAAGTATACCCCCGTTTTTTATTTGCGGGTCCCTTTGACGGGGGGTATTTCGTTTTGCAGAATTGACACCCGTGTGTGGGAATAAGAAGTGGGGTAGGGGTATACCCTAATAAATATGTAAAGTATTAAATAGGTGAATTGGGGGTCGTGTGTTTGGAAAAATAATATTATATAAATCAAGGACTTAGCAATATATAAGTAAAGTTAATAAAATGAATTAGGGGTCGTGTGTTTTAAGTGAAAAACTTTATAGAACAAAGAGTTACAAGGGGTCATACCCCCCTTAATTAAGCAATAAGTACGTCATAAGTGGTAAATAAATATGGGGGCGAATTTGGAAAATTAAGGATGTTATTTGTGTAAATCTTAGAGTAGAGAGGCGAGATGGAACCATTTCTAAAAAGCGGGGGGTGGGGGGTCGGACTTCGCGCCCAAACTTGACTTATAAGGGGTGGGTCAGCTATATAGATCATATGGCAGTATGTTCTGCCACTTACAAAGGAGAAGCAGATGTACAAACTATTCTATTCAACCAACATGCAACCTGTTCAAGTCGGTGATGTAGTTCACTTCAGTAATCGTGCTTGGACTGTTGAGGAGATCAACGAGACACCTAAGTTCCTTGAGACTAAGGTTTGGGTTCGCAGTATGGATGAGCAACACCTGATGATCAACGCATGGCAAGGTGACTTCGGTGCTCGCTGGGTTCTAACCAAGTAACACTCAACCCAGCGCAAGCTGGGATTGAAACCAGTTACTTGTTGTCGGGCGCGGCTTTGTGAGGGCGTGATCAAGCGCGCTGTTTAGCTATCCACTTAGGCGTGAAACTTTACTTAACGACCTTGTGTCAGCTATAAGTATTACATGGCAGGCAATTTCGCTTGTCATTAACGCAGTACTTCATTTTATGAGGAGAAGCAAAATGGCTACTAAAGCCCTAGCAGTAGAAGTAAAAGATCAGATCACCAGTCTAAAAGATGGTGCTTACAAGCAAGCAGTAGCAAGCGACAAAATGCGTGGCGTTGCTCGCTATGTTTTAACCACTTGTAAGGGTTTCCCTGACGAAGTAGGCGACGAAGTTAAAGAGCAGTTATATGACGGCTATCGTTTACGCTTCAACGAAACCAATCCCGCCAAGCGGTACGCAGTTATCAATGATCATTACCTATTGATCGACGGCTCTAATCCTGATCTTGAAAAGGAAAAGGAAGTTGTTTTGATTGGTACTGACTACTGTTTTGCATTTAGTCAGCAAGAGTATGGCAAGCTAAAGACTAGCGATCCATACAAGCACGCAGTCATCAAGGAATGGCGTGACAAGATCAATACCTATTGCTCTAATCGCTTAGGTGATCTCAAGCGTCAAGCTCGTACGATCCTCAATGAGGGTAAACAGAAAGAGCGTGGTGCTACATTAGATTTTGCTCACCGCATTATTGAAGTATTCAAAGGTGATCAGGGTTTAATTCAGAAGTGCAAAAATGCTTCCAAGCGTGGTGATACCACTGCTGATGAGAAGCGATTGAAGTTGTCCATTGACGCTTTCATGGTTCAATGGAATAAGTAAGACCTAGCCCTGCCAGTCCTAGACTGGTGGGGCTTTTTTTCGCCCTGATTTTTACAAGCCCCCAATTTGAAACCAGTTATTTGTCTTAGAGCGCGTGTGTGCGTGTGTCATTTAGAATTATCAGATTTGATAGTGCAAGGTCGCTATTTAGCTTTCCACGATGTAGTGGAAATTGAATTACACATAGTCCCGACGTGACTAGCTTGCCGTTATGTGTTTGACCAAAAAAGTTCTAAAACCGACTCGGAATTTTTACTACGTCTAGAATTTTTTTATTTAGTAAATTCAAAGACTTACAACGAAAATTCTAAATTCCAATCGGATTAGCAGAGGATGGGGGGTAAAAACATAAAAAAGGTGGGAGAGCAAGGCTTGTTTTCCCAATGCAAAAATGTAACGCAAGGTATTGTCCTCTCTCAAAATTTATTGGAACATAGAATTTTTCTTCTTTTCTTTTATTTATTTAATAATAATAATAATAATATATCTATATAAATCATACACTTAACCCCTCAAAAAACATTAGAAATAAAGTTCCAGACTTTAGTAGACTATTGGTTTATACTTGGAATATTCCGCAAAAAACGGAATTTAATTTCCAAACTAACAAGAAAGGTAAACCATGTTTACAAATCAAATTTATAAGTTCAAGAATGAATCACGCACTATGAAGCAGTGGGCACAAAAGACAGGCTTATCAGTAGATGTGTTGCGCAGTCGTTGGAACAAGGGCAAACGAGGCGATAGTTTATTTGCACCAATCCCTGACCAAGATGAGCAGAACAGTTATTGCGTATACATCACGCATGACACAGGCGATGGAGAAGAAACAAAGACTCTCAAAGAATGGGCACAGGAGTTCAACATGAACCCTAAAACTTTAGCCGCAAGGTATGGCAAAGGTGAAAGAGATAGCCACGTATTACTACGACCAAAAGGAGTTCATGCCAAAGTCATTAAACAAAGATATCGTATCAGCTAAAAAAGTCATATACCAGCTTGATTTATATGTCAAGTTGTGGTATACTAATAATGTCGATGGGCGATCTTTTTCGGTAGTAGCTAGTTGCTCAACGACTATTTAGCTTTCCACGGTGTCGTGGAAAACATAACCTAATCAAAGGAGAAACAAATGGGCAAACTTAAACAATCCCTAATCGAGTTCGAAGAACAACGTGCTTGCAAAGGGCGACCAACCCTCGATCCACGCAATCGTGGAATGGTAGATAGCGACGAAGAGTGGGCGATCTACGAAGCGGAGTTCAACGACTGGCTGGACAAGTACGAAGCATCGTTCGGTAATCAAGGAGCAAACCATGATTGATGAGACTTTTAATCCACAGTGCAAGCTATGCGGTGATACCTACGACGAGCAACGCTTTCGACTGGGCTATGCAGTTTGTTGTCCATGCGGTGATGAGATCGCAAAGAAGGTGGTTCGCACAGTTGCTCCCATGCACAAGAGCAATTACGTTCTTATCACAGACAAGTCCGACTTGGTAGGACTCAACAACAAAGGGGGGTTGGTGAAATGAAAATCATCAAGCTATACCGCAACCCTAATAAGCCTGAGTTCTACAAGCTAGTCCGTAGCGACGACCATGCTCTATTAGTTAATTACCCGATAGATAAACCTAACCGCAAGCGAGAGGCGAGGTGGTTTTACTTTGACGAAGTCTACATAGACTGGGTTAGAACATTCATAGGAGAAGAACATGAAGCATGAAAGCGAAGCGATGGCATGGATGGTAAGGGTGCTATTTAACTATCCATTACATAGTGGAAAAGAACCAAAGCGATTTAACACTTATAAAAGGAGAGTCAATCATGGGTTATAGATCAACAGTTGCGTATTCAATACGCTTTACACCTAACAACCAAGACACTAAACAGGAAGAATTGAAAGGCTCGTTCGAGTTATTCCTAACCCAAGCTATGAAACATGAAGATACTGCTAGGTGTTTTGATGATAGCGATAGCGATAACTTGTCAGTTGATGTAGATGGGTGCGCAATAAATTTTCTAGCCGAAGACGTGAAGTGGTATGAGGATTATGCCGACGTTAAATGCCATGAGGACTTACTGCAAATGGCAAGAGACTGGATCGAGGAAGATAACCCTCACTCACAGTATTTAGGCTATGCGTTTGCAAGGGTTGGAGAGGATGCCCAAGATATTGTCGAGGAAGTTGGTGGTAATGCCGACTATGACTGGGTGTCTGTATCACGTCAGGTAATTGTGGATTGGATGTGAAACAAATTAACCGCCAAGAAGTACCGAGTGTCATATAAAAAAGTCATACATCACCATTGACTTATATGTAAAGTTGTAGTATACTTATCATAGTGAAGGGAGCAATTTATGTTCAAGTTGTTTTTGTTTTTGGTGTGGTTTTATATAGCGATCCACGTCGTAGTGGATTTCAATTTAATCAAGTAAAGGAGAAGTAAATGGAAATGAATCTAGAAATGCCTGAGCATTTAATCTCATTGGCGAGTAGTGCGGTGCTAGTCAGCGTTGACATCAGCGTGTGGTCAGCAACCAAACAGGATCGGGGTATCAGTGATGAGGTTACTACCTCAAAGAACGCTGATAAGTCCGCGGGCAGGTATGTTAAGAATCTCTTAGCTAATCATCCCAAACATAAGGCAGTCGTTAACTATCGGCAAACCATCTATAACTGGCTTCAGCGTCGCACCTATCGTTGGAATCAGTCTCAGCAATTACTGCCAAGTATTGATGTGCCTAAGTTCAAGCAAGAGTATCACGAGCATGAAATAGCTTTCCATGCCCTAGTGGATTCATTGGTAACGGACTATGACTCAATCGTGTCGGATATGGCTTTCAAGCAAGGCACTATGTTCAATCGTGCAGACTATCCAAGTGCAGAGCAAGTCAAGACGAAGTTCAGCTTGAATCTGTATGTGTCAGAAGTGCCTACGAATGACTTTAGATGTGGCATAGCTAAGGACATCGCTGATGATTTGTTTACAACACTCAGTAATCAAGCGCAAGGGATTATAGATTCGATTGCCCAAGAACAGTCAGAACGCATGGTCGAGGTGATGGAGTCCATCAGTCATTGTTGTGGGCATGATGAGTATGAAGTTGATGTTGTTAATGCGAAGTCAATGAACCCGATGACTAAGGAAGTGCGAACCAAGCGCAGAAAAATTTACGAGGGAACGCTACAAAAAGCTAGAGATTACATCGAAAGTTTTAAGCGATTTAATCTTAAGAATGATTCAGGATTAGAGTTGGCTCGTGCGTCGCTAGAGAAAGTTTTAAATGGTGTAAAGGCAGAGGACATCCGTGATTCCGATGCGGTGCGCCATCATGTTAAGGAAGGGATAGACGATATTCTTTCCAAGTTCGGTAGTTTCCAATCCACGATGTAATGACATTCTAAATAAGGAGAAGCAAATGTCTAAATTAAATTTCAATTCCACAGTAACCATCAACGAGTTACGCAAAACCATTCCTATAATAGGCTCATACCTCACACCAATCATACTGTCTGAACCTGGTTGTGGTAAGACCTCTCTGTTATCTATGATTCGTCAGGATTTGGGCGAAGACTATGACTATATCTATGTGGACTGCCCTGTCAAGGATATGTCGGACATCGGTATGACTATTCCAAACCACCAAACCCAAAGCCTCGAATACTATGTGTCATCTCTCTTCATGCTTGACTCTCCTAAGCCAAAGGTCATTTTACTTGACGAGTTCATGAAGTCTCCCAAGCTATTGCAAGTTATCTTCACCCGTCTGATGTTGGAAAGAATGGTAGGTGATCGTCCACTACCTAGTGGATCAATAGTTTTCGGGACATCAAACAATGCAAGCGATGGGGTAGGCGACACAATGCTTGCCCATGCTGGTAATCGTGTGTGCATCATGGAGATGAGTAAGCCAACAGTTAATGAATGGTTAGAGTGGTCATCAGCTAATGGTATCTCTCGTGTTGTTCGTGCTTTCGTTGCGATGTTCCCTCGGACATTGGCAAGTTACAGAGATGGCAACCAAGACGACAATCCGTATGTGTTCAATCCTAAGAAGACTGCCCTGTCATTCTGTTCTCCTCGTTCTCTTGCTAAGTGCGATGTGATCGTGAAGAATAGAGATTACTTAGGCGATAACGCTACGATGGTCGCATTGGCTGGCACTATCGGTGCAAGCGGTGCTGGTGATATGTCAGCGTTCCTATCGTTGGAGAAAACTCTAGTCGATGTGAAGGACATTGTGAAATCTCCAGATAGCATTAAAGTTCCCGAAGAAATCTCAGCGCAGTTAATGATTATGTTCCAAGCGGTAGACGTGCTAGAGACACAGGATGAGCTAACGAAGTTCATGACTTTCGTTAATAAAATTCCTAGTTCAGAGGTGCAAGCGGTGTTCTTTACTATGATGATGCGCAATACAAAGTCTATCAAGTTGGCTCGCAACAATCTGCAGATTGCAGAGTGGGCTAAGAATAACCATGAGTTGTTTTAATTAACTATCCACGAGGTGATGGAAATGGAAATAAGTTATAGCGAAGCGTTTTTAATTGTGTGGGCATCAGTGATGACTATTCTGTATGTTACCAAGTGTAATGATATGGAAGGGTTTAAGCAGTTCACAGTTCACAAACTTAAGCGAGTAGCAAGTGGTGATGCCCATGTAGTAGATCATGGGGATCGTGTAGAAATTATTGAGAAGAGGAGTTAATCATGGAAGTCAAAAACAAACAGGAAGTCCGCTTAAAGAAAGCGCATATTGCCTTAATGAAACACCACGAGACTGCGCTCTATTCGGGCGTGATGTTGATGGGTAAGAGTGAGGTGAGTGATAATCTTTTTACGGCATACACCGATGGTGTAAACAAGCGTTACTCTCGACCATTCCTAGAGAAAATCATTAGCGAACCAAAGCTTAGAGGTCTGGTGTTGCATGAGAATCTTCATGTGGCATTGAAACAAATCCCTCGTGGTAAAGATATGTGGAAGGAAGATGCCAAGATCGCAAACATGGCGGCGGACTTTGTGGTGAACGACATCATAAAGAATATTACTGGCAAGGTGGCTGGTGGCAACGAGCAGTTGGTGGAGTTGCCTGATGGTGCGCTATACGATCCGTTCTTTCATAACTGGAATATGCGTGAGGTCTATAACTATATCCGTAAGGAGAATCCTCAGCGACAAAAACCTCAAGAGGGCGGTAACAGTGGTAACTCTGATGAAGGAGATTCAGATAGCAGTCCATCATCTAGTGGAAAGCAAGATAAGGGTGATGGAAAGATTACTGCCAATGGTAAGGAATACAACATGGGCGGTGATGGCTTTGACGAACATGACTGGGAGAACATGAATCCCGAAGAGGTCAAAGAGTTGAACGACAAGATTGACCGAGCCTTGCGTGAGGGTGGTATGTTGGCTGGTCGCATGGGTGGGAAGATTCCTAGATCAATCAGCGATCTGCTTGAACCCAAGATAGATTGGCGAGAAGCGTTGCGTGAGTTTGTGTCATCTACTATGAAAGGCAAGGATGAGTTCACATGGCGCAGAATGAATAAGCGTCAGATGGCAAATGATATTTATATGCCAAGCATGGAGAACGAAACTATCGGCGAGGTGGTCGTTGCTATTGATACGTCGGGTTCGATTGGTGGTAAAGAACTTACCGAGTTTGCTACGGAACTGGCATCAATTTGCGATCTTGTGTCGCCTGATGCGGTGCGTGTTCTTTGGTGGGATACCGACGTGCATGGTGAGCAGTTGTTCAAGTCCGACCAGTATCAATCTATTGCATCGCTACTAAAACCATTAGGCGGTGGTGGTACTCATGTGGGGTGTGTTAGCAAGTATATCAATGAGAAGAAAATTAACGCAGAAGCCGTCATCGTGTTTACTGATGGGTATGTGGAGAGTGACATCGAGTGGAATATCGTTCCACCAACCCTGTGGATGATTACTCAGAACAAAGACTTGGACATTCCATGCGGTAAGAAAGTCATGTTCGGTGATGAGTAACTGGGAAGAATGTAATGACGAAAAAAATAGAAACAGAAGAGGAAGAACGATGGTATTCGGCTCATCCTGACGACCCAAGATTTAGTAAAGATATTGTGTACTTGCTTAAAGAAACTCATGGTGCAGACCATGCGCATTTATATGCGTTAGAGAAAATGTTATTAGCGCAAGAACATGATGACTGGCATGGTGTTGAGTTGTGGCGAGGAATATTGACTGCACTTGATAGAGGAGAGAATCATGGGTGATGGTGGCTACTCACGAATAAGACATGAACTCGTGCAAGACTTGATCGAACATCATGGTAAAGGTGCGTATAGCTACGCATTACAGAGAATAGATCAGTATGAAGGCGATGAAATGATTGTAGGTATGTGGCGCAAAGTATTAGAAGAACTTGATGAACATTTTAAAGGAGAAGCAGATGAAAGCATTGGAATGGAATAGACTTACTGAGATCACTAAAACTCAGAAACCTTATCGTGGGACTACTAATCGTTTTCCTATCGGCAAGAGAACTCATAACACAAAGTGTTTTTACTTAGAGGAAAGGGATGGCGAAAAGGTGTATGTGATTACCTATGGTCATAGTCATAAGGCGCACATTCATACCGAGGAAGAATATAAAGCTAACCCGAGTGTGATTCATTACCGAGAGTGGGCAGACGAAGGACAAAAGTATGTCAGCTATACACCTGTGCCTTGCGAGATTGGCATTGTGCGTTCGGACAATACCTTTGAGTTTACTGGGACATATTACGGGCAAGGCGACAATATGTTACTTAGTCAATGGAGTATGGGTACGTTCTTTAGGAGTTCACGACATGGTGGAATGGTATATAGGCAGAACTACTCTGATCCCCTCTTCCATCCAATCTTCAAAGGTATGAAAGTTTATTGCGATGATATGAAAGTGCATGAGAGTAGCGAGTATACGTTGACAGGTCGTCGTGTCAGTCGCAAAGATGCCAATGAATTTCTTAAGCAATACGAAGACTTCTACACTATCAACGAGACGATGTTCAAAGCGATGGAGTGGAAATCCTTTATGGATACTGTGCTTGATGTCAGCAGTCAGATGGGGATTGACTATGATAAGAATTGGTATATGACTAACGAGGACAAGTGTCGTCTATTAGAGTTTGCTAACAAGTCCTTGAATGATGCGCCGTTAGATAGCTGCGTGTGCTTTCTTCTCGCCTATGATATTAAGAATATGTATGCCAATGCGAGAGGTAATGCAAATCCTAGCAAAGGTAACTACTATGCTAGAGAGATTCAGTTAGACGTTCTGTTCAGTAATCTCAAACGCAAGCTGAACAAAGAGTTGTATAGCAAGAACCCGACAGTCATGAAACCCATAGAGTATGAGGCTGGTAAGTATTACCCACCTAGCGAGTGGGGTGTGGAAGTTTATGTTGATGGCAAAGAAGTTGAACAATACTAAGGAGAAAGCAAATGAAATACATAGTAGAAGGATTCGCTACTGAACAGCTCAGTGAATCAATCGAGAACTCACCATGTAAGAGACTCATACAAGAACTAAACTTTAAGTATGGTCTCAAGGTATTAACTAAAGAAGAACCTCATCCACTTATGCGTCGTCAATATGATACGTTCTTACTCACCGAATCTACTGGTGCGTTCGCAGTAGCAAAGGTGTGGGTAGATAAGGAAGATGGGCATGATGTGTATAACTATCGTAGCCCATTCTATCGTAAGGATCGTGGATCGGACACCTCAGACCGAGAGACTATCCATAGTAAGAAACTCTCAACGCTGATGGCTACTCTAAAAAGGCAGGATGTTGTTCCACCTATTGATGAAATCATGCGTAGAAGTCATGCGAATAATTTTGAGATCGGCAAGAGCCAGCTTGAATCTCATCATGGCAACACTTATAAAAATAATAAGCTGGATGTCGAAGACATACATGATTTATTGCGAGCAGTTATTAGGGAAACTCCTAATACATTAGACCTAGAAAAATGTAAAAAAGAACTTGACAAATTAGATCAGATAGATAGAATCAAGGAAGAGAAAGAAAAAGATATTGAAAGATTCTTTGACACAGAGTTTTATGCGATAGGCGCAGATAGTTTGAATCATTTAGTTATTGGCACAGTTAAGCGAGTGAAGATGGTAGACAAAGATAGTCATATGTTTGAGGTAGTCAAACCCTTTGTGCGTGTGAAAGATTTATCTAATCACGAACACCTACAACCCATCATGCTGATGCACAAGGTATACCACGAAGGTAAAAACGTAGAGAAGTTTTACGCAAATTATATTCCACAGTCTAGTGGATACCTAAATGACCTCGATGTAATCAATGCTACCTATACTCGTGTAGATGAATATAACCTGACATGGATGCTCACACCATGCTCAACAATCTAAGTCCAGTCGTGCATCAATATAACTGGGACTTGTATCGT